CCAGCAGAACCAGTACCTAAGATCTTGATTGAGTAAGCACTTAATGTCTTAGTCTTCTCAGTTTGCGTGTTACAGTTGATCTCAGCGATGATAGTTACAGTAGCAGCAAAAGATGCATCATTGACATTGAACGTTGCTTGATGCGCTGTGCCTGATACTGGTGTACTTAACGTAATAGATCTTGAAGATGATGTATTAAACCTAATGATAGAACCGACTGAATAGCCAGTTGAACCAGCATTAGTAACAGCAGTCACTACAGCATGGTAGTATGTGTCTTTTATCGTATCAGATAATGCACCAGAACCACCATAGAACCTTTCCAACCCGTTAGCTGTTGATATAGAAGCTGAACCAGATGTAAATGATACTGATGTGAACGTTCTTTGGATAGTATAATCGCTTTGAGTATTGTTTGAACTATCTCTGATAGTCTTAACATATTCATTAGGGATTTGGAATACTAAGCCTGGACTGTCAGCACCTGATAAGAATGCATCTCCACCAGATGAACCACCAACTTTTGATAGCACATCGACGTTAGCACCCGAATTAACAGTAGATCCAGATCTGATGACTATAGACTCTGCATCTTTAAAATATGCTCCAGCAGACATCACTATATTAAATAAGTACATCTTATAGATAGCTGATGTGCCTGGTGTGCCTGAATTAAGTTGTAAAAACCTTACTTGAGCTGTACCAATTACCGTAGTTGCTCCAGTTATAGAAGCTCTTGCTACGTTATGGATCTCTACGGAAGAATATGGACTTGAAGTAGCATTAGTACTAAACGCACCATATAAACTTGTTACATAAACGTAGTTACCATAAGTTAATGCTACGTCTATGTTATCTGCCTGATCAGTATCTCTAGCACGATCTAATGTAAGGAATTCTTGGTTAATTGTACCAAACTCATAACCTTTAACATATGCTTTACCTGGATCAAGCGCTACAGTAAACTTAGTTGCATCTGATGGGTCTGATACATCATCAAGGATCTGTATAGGCCATTTCTTAACTGTGTAGTCACCTGACTCGTCAAATGTCCTACGTGCAAGCTCTTTACCAATCTCAGAGTAAACAGTTTTATCTTTGTTTACTACCAATGCTCCATCAACTACTCGAGCTATCTCGACAAAGTTATCAACGCTTTCATCTAATCCTTTAACCGTTAATGTTAAGGACGCAGCATAACGATCAGCTCCTGGAGCCGCATAGTTTGGAGAACCCTGTGCTCTATCTAATAAAGATGCATCATCATCTGTGTTAACAACAGTTTCATTTAATACGAAACCTATATTTTTTGATGATGTGTTTGAATAGTTATCTACAGCGATACTTTGTGCTTCCATGTAAATGAATTTGCCATCTACATAAAATATACCAGAATCTATAGAAAATGCCATAGCATTATTAAATGGTGTAGAAGATAAACCTTCAATAGATGCAGTATAAGCTGTACCTGGAGAAGTAACTATATTTTCACCAGCAGTAAATCCTGTACCTGATGTTATCTTTACTAATAGTGTTTTAGGATTTGTTAATGTCAATTCGGATACAGCTTTTACTAGAGCTGTAGTGCCTGAAGTTTGACCTGTGATGGTTTTGTCCTTAAAATTATTTAAGTTGACAGTAGTTCCAGAATACGTTGAGTTTAATTTTATTGAAAGAAGACCATTATCAAATAATCTAGCTCCACCAGTAACAATAGAACCATTGGTAAACACATGGTTACCAAACTTTTTAATTTGGTCTTGTAACTCTGTTTGTAATTGGGTTAGTTCTCTAGCTTGAACAGCATATCCCGGTTTAAATAAGATGCGATGATAGTTCTTGGTTTGATCAAAGTCATCATAGTAGGGGGTGATATTAAAGTCGATTGCCATATATGTTTACTCTTCCAATAGATTTTATATATTTATATTGATAAAACTGTTCTTACTGTAATAGTTTGTTCAGCTGTAGGTGAGTATGGTTCACGAACAGAGAAGAACAAGAAGTCCCCAGAGAACTGATCAATGGTCCTTTCAGTCACTGATGTTACCGCTATCTGTGTGACTGGTTGAGGAGGGTTAGGTATATTACCCATATCTGTAGGATCTGTAATTAATGTGTCTCCAACGTTGATCGTAAAGTTATTAAACACTGATAATAAGATCTGTGTGTCTGTGAAGTCAACTATACGATATTTTTTATAGTTTGTAAGTCCTGGGCCTTCTACCTTATATAGTAACATATCATAATCAAGTTTAGTCTTATCAAAGTTACCAGTTACAAGAACACATCCAGAACCAATATCATCTGTGAACCTTCTGTTTGTACCAAACGCATTGAAGTTCCTGACAAGACCTACCTTACGATAGTCATTATTGATCTCAATACCTTGGTTCTTATCTCTTGAGATAGATGTATAGAATACCAATGAACTAGCATTTAACTCATCGATAGCATTTGATCCATGTCCTCTAATAGGAGACATGATAGCTCTAGCTACTGCTCCAGTAGATCCTGGATTACCAGTGATGATGACTTCTGTCCATGTATATCCAGATCCAACATTATCCATTATTATATGAGTTACTTTACCACCAGAACAAACAGCATGAGCTTCAGCATTTGTACCGTCTCCTAATATTTGTACTGTAGCAGCACCATATCCTGAACCACCTTCAACCACTTTAATGACTTCAATTGAACCTGGGATCGCTAATAACTCTACGTTTGCTTGTAGTGTGTCTACATCACCAACTGAAAAATTAACTGTTAAAATAGCTTTATCCGCTTCTGGTACAGTACGAGATGTGTCAACTATCTCTATGTTACAATTAGTGTAACCAATACCTGCATCAACAATAGTATAACCTACTATCTCTCCTCCACCGCCAAATATTAGACTTATCTCTGCTTCAGTCTTGACAATGATAGGAGTCATGGTAGCTTGTTTACCAATATATGTTAGTTCTACTGTACCATTCATCACGGCGCCTGAAGTATGTGTAGGACCAGTACCACCGGAACTACCAGTAACAGTAACTTCATAGAACCTACCAGAATATTCAATGATATCACCTAATGTAGAATAGCTTGTAGATTGTGTCCATGTATAATCTTTTACAAATGGTGGGTCTATTGTTATAGTTGGTTGACTATTATAACCATAACCATAGTAGTCTATAGATACTGTATCTATAGCATCACCATCCATAGTAATCGATAAGATAGCTGTAGTACCAACATATCTAAGTTGTGATGATCCATTTGAGAATATAGATCCTGAAGTATCTACTGGACCAGATATACCTAAAGTTGTGCCTGAAATAACTCTATAGAAGTTTACATGGTTATCTAATGGGTTTGTATACTTGATTATTGATCCTGATGATACTGAACCACCTGATATCCATTCACCAGCCGTAACAAACGGATCTGACATAGCTACAGTAGGAGTAGAAGTGTAACCTTCTCCTGGTTCATCTATTTGAACTTCGGTCAACAAATATGGGTTTGTTTCTTTATGACCATCTCCAGTAAGTACTGCAGATGTATGTAATGGATCATAGTTAGCACCAGACGCTTCAATATTGACTGAAGTGATAGATCCTCCTGCAAAGTATGCAGCATTTAATGCTGTAGTGATCGGCATGTATGTTGATGATAAGAACCTGTTTCTTAATGAAACTGGGATAGAATACATGAACTTCCACTTATAACCATCAGAAGTATCAAACACATCAGGAGTAGTACCTGAAGGCATGACAGTTGATGGAGAGTCATCAGCATTCCATATACACTTGTATACGTTATACTCTGTTGTTAATACATAGAAGTTTGCATCCTCTAACCTTGTAGCACCAGAATAAGCTGGACCATAGCCATATCCTGGAGGAGGTGGAGTATAAGCATCGTCGTACATATCATATACAGTACCATAAGACCAATCTATCCTTCTTACAACGTATGATACGTCAGAAGGTTTGATCTTCTTAGCGGTAAGGATGTCTCGTCTAACATGTAAGTCATACCTAAAGTTGTCAGACGGTTGACCTGGATAGTCACCTTCTGATGAAGGGATGAACGGGCTTAAGAAGTCTGTCCATGGATTTTCCTTACCAAACCAATGGTAGTATAAAGCTGTCTTAGAAGTTACTTCCTGATAGATAGCATCAGCGATCGTCTTCTTAAACTTAGCTTTAAATACTGAATATGCTGTTGTCATTTTATTATCCTACAGAAACTACCCATGAAATAGCGATCGTTTCTGAACCAGATTTAACGATCACAGGGAACTTAGTACGGCAAAGCATTGTGCCTTTTGATAGCTTATGGTTTGCACCTACACCATCTGTTAAATCGATGGCTGTACCAGCGATTGCATTAGCATATGAACTAGCTAGTTTAAGTGTATCACTTGTTAATTTTATGATGTAGTATGTTCCACCGTCTATTAAGTTACCGATAGTAGTACCACCACCGTCTGTATATGTTACTTTATCTCCAGTGCTAAATGGATGTGCTATTGATGTGATGACATCTGATGAAGCATTTACATCGTTATCACCGTCAAAAATGATAGTTGATGAGCTAGATGTGTTAAAGATACCTGCTTCAACGATTGAACCTGTACCTGTACCTGCTCCGAATGTAGCGCTAAATGTAACTGTGCTACCATTAATTTCTGGTGCACCTGATACTGCAACTCTAGCTAGTTCATTGACAAGCGATGTTTGTGATAAAGCTGGATTGGAAGCATCATCTCCAATAGCCATGTATCCCATAACACTATAATCATTATTAGCTATACGAGATGCCACGAATTCTTTTCCTGAAGTAACCACTAGGTTATCAACTTCTGTCTGGTAGACTACTTCGTTACTTTCATTTAACTTTTTAATGACTAGTTTACCAGTCAATTTTATTGTTGATTTTAACATTTTTACTCCTTAAGGTCCTGTTATATTTGGTGATGTATCTGTTACTGTCATGCTATCTTCTAAATTATTCCTACCATCCCCATAGAATGTATAAACGACAGGTGGGTTATAGTATTCGTCAGGGCTTGAATAGTTTTCATCATATGGTTCAATCCTGATCTTACCGCCTTGATCTGTTGGGTATGCGTAATCATTACTAATACTCTTATTTATAGTACTAAATGTAGCTGCAGATCTCCATTGTCCTAATTCTATAGAACCAGAAACTGTTGGTGCATATGTATTCTGGATTTGATACTCTCCAAATAACATAGTTCCTGCTGGATGTAAGTATGACTTGATTAAAGCTTTATACTTCTCAAGCTTTTCGTCGACTATGATAAGGTATGAGAACTTCTGCCACTTATAGCTGTCTTGTAAGTATATGTCATCTGATAAGAACCCATCATTGGTGTTATAATGGCCTTGATACTTAGCTACAGCTCCTACCTTAAACCTAATCAAGGCATATGTTGGATCCAAGCCTTGGCCAGATAATGACTCTTCATAGAATGTACGTAATAGATCGCCTACATAGGTATTCTCAGCATAGTTAATATCATAGTAGTTTGGATTTAAGATGTAACCTAAGTCAGTATACTGATCTATGGTTGTCTCATCTGGTAATGAATACTGTAAAGTTGTGCCTTTAGTTATAGTAATTTTTGATACAGGATTTATAGAAGAGTTAGATCGTAGTACATAAAATTCTGACTCATATCCTGCACCAAAGCGTACTGTAGCTATGTTAACTATACCACCATTTTCATCTACTTTAGTCACTTTAATAAGTTGGGTTATCTTGACAGCGTTTGATATAGTAGTTGTCTCAAATATATCCCCAACTTTATATCCAGTTCCTGGAGTAGCTATCTCATAGCCAGAAGTAGTTCTTAATAATGATCCAGTTATACCATTATAGTCTATAGTATATCCTGGAAGGATAGTACCATAGTAATTCTTATCGATAAAGATCTCATAGATATTATCCCTAATAAACTTAACACGGGTAACAAACACACCTATACGGATATTTGTCCCTATGATAGCTATCCTATTTCCTGGAAGTGTAGTTGGGTCTCCAGACGTAGTAGAAAGGAATAGAGACATCTCTTGTTGCCACTTACCATCTGAAGCTTTAAGTACTGAGTTCCATGGATAGGAGATATCAGCTGTCTTATTATATAGCAGTTTGAATAAGAACTTATAAGCAGTCTCTGTACCACCTGATGCATGGAGCTGTTTAGCTTTTCTTAAAAATAACTTTTGATCTATGAAGTCATATGTGTCGCCAAATATATCAAGTTCATTTTTGAAGTACTGGACAAAACTATCAAGGGTTTGATCTATGTCCCTTAGTTCAGTTATATTTCTTTTTTCTGTTTGACTTAAGTATTCGTAGTATGCTTCAATGAATTGTACAAATAAAGGATAGTCTTCCCTAGCAAATTCTGGGATTTGTTTTGATACTATCGATTTTAAGTTAATTGTCATTAGTTACGACTTGATGTGAAGATATAGTTTTTACCACCACCTGCATCGCCAACAGCGATAGAGTCAATAATTAAGCTAACATTTACTTGAGCTTCGTCAATATTGACTAGTTGGTTTCGTACAGATACTACGTCGTTTGATTGTGGCTTGATTATTAGTTCTAATCTAGTATTTCCTGCAGCAGTGATGATACCAGTAATCTCTAACTCTGAAAGGACTATGCTACCTGTGGTGTAATCTATTGTCCCAAAGTTCTTTAGATACGTCTTGATATCATTGTTATAGTAATACATCCTTAACACACCTGCTCCAGTAGTCGTAGGTAAGTCTTCAACGTACATGACATTATCATTGCCTTGGATATAGAATCCTGTAGATGTTATTGAGTACTCTGGAACACCTGAGTAGTATATTGGGTTACCAAGGTTGATCTCATAGTTAGTCTTTGTATTGTACAGAACATCTACTTCTCTATGTAATTTAATAGTAGTGATGTTACTGATGATGGAATCTTCAGTCGTATCGATTAGGGTAGATAGTTTTGAATGCTTGAATATACCTGTAAATGAATTTAAGTTGTTTGTATTATAATCATTTATAGTTTGGATAACAAGTGTCTTTATCTCTTCAGCTGTCCTTGTTGTAAGTCTAGGATTATAATACACAGCAGTGTTTATCTCAAGGTTAATGAATTCTGGGTTGACTATCTCAGGAGTTATAGACACTACGTTCTTTGATTTAAGGATTTCCTGGATTATATAAGATTTTTGGTTATCTGTAAGAAACGTAGACGTTGTAGGTTTAATAGATATGTAAACCTTACCATAAGATGGAGGGATATTATCTTCACCACCCCATGCATTGATAGTATCTGCTTCTGGGTATAGTTTGTATATTAATGACTTATAGTCTTCAACTGTCACTGCACGGTTTTGTGATGAATAAGCACGCGGAGCGTTATATCTTATAGACTCTATGGATTCTGCTGTTGATCCTCCATTAGCTGGGGTCAAAGTAGTTACAGATGCGATACCTCCTAATAATGTAGATCCTGTGTATGTAAACAACCTAGCTCCATTTGCTGCATCTTCATTTGTAACCAAGTAAGATAAGTTAACCACATTTCCGTTTGATAGTGCTTTACCTATAATATCGTTGCCAAACTCTAGTTCATATAGTTGGCCTTCTATCTCTTTGATGAAGTATACTTTAGAAGTGCCATCTAAGTTGATTATCGTTTCTTGGTTAACAAAGGTATTGAATATTGAAGACGTAGCGTTATCTTGTACCCTTACTGATAGAGTTGACATATCTACCTTTTGATTAGGTATGATATACTGTACGCCATCACCTGCAGTATACTTGAATGTTAGTGGAGTACCTTCCTTGATCTTTACATTCTCAAAAGTGTATGTTGATCCAGCTAATGTAGTGACTATACTCTCTGTGTTATAGAAAGTGTATTGCACACCATCGATAGTTGTACTAAATGAACTGTATGCTGGTAATGTTAATGTCGTTGGTGTAGTGGTAGTAGACGATACGACTATGTTTACTGTGGCTTCTGGTGATATTGATGAATAAGGTATATACCCAATCTCTTTAGCTCTTGAGACCACGCTTGATCGTTTACTAGCAGAATCAAGGAATGATTCGTTGACAGCAAGGTTTGTATATAAAGCATTGTAATGGGTATTATATGCAAGGATATCCATCAGGACTGATAGACCTGCTCCTTCAAAGTCATAGTCTTTAAAAGTATCCTGAGCTTTTAGGAATGTTTTTATATTAGTCTTGATCTGATCAAAGTCTAATTCAGCTGTAGTGATATTCTTATTTGCCATTATCGTGTTCTCGTTAATACCAAGTCTACTTGGACTGGTCTTGTTGTGTTTATGATAGTGAAGTAAATTGAGACATAGACTTCATTATTATCTGGTGAAACTGTCACTAGCACTTCATTAAGGTTAACTCTTGGTTCAAAGTTAATGATAGTATCAGTTATAGCTCTTTTGAGCATGATGTTTAGCATAGGTGTTGCTGGTTCAAACAATAATCCTCTAATCTGAGAACCTATCTCTGAATGGAACGGCCTCTCATAGTTTTGAGTAAGGACTAAGTTCTTTACAGCAGCTTTTATAGCTTCTTCATCATACTTACGTACGACATCGTTCGTTACTGGATGTCTAGTAAAGTTAAGGTCGAGGTCTATGAATGTACGTGTGTTGCGCGCCATGTCTTATTTATATCTTATCCAAAGAAAACACTAGGAGAACCTTGTGCAGATACTGACCCGCATGATATAGAGTCCCCTATCCTTACTGCTGCTTTACCATTAACGAATACTGTTGATGATCCTTCTGCAGCCACTGCATCATGACAATCTGGACCACAACAATGAGTCACCCAATGATCCCCAGCTCTATGTACCCCAATACCATTAGCGAATACATTGCTGCTAGCCTCGTCGTTAACTCGAGGAGGGAAGCATCCGTGTCCTGTACAAACATCTCCTAACCGTGTGACTGCTGACATCTTGTTTCCTTATATGAATACTGAAAACATATTGGTGTTCTGATCTGACCATGCAAGGTATGCAGCTTGTGTATTACCAGCTATTGTACCACCTCCACCAAAGTTACCTATGTTGGGCACAGTAGCCGTAAAGTTAGTAGCTGTCCCATCCCTAGTTCCATACCTATACCAAAGCTGTATGTACGTATTTGAAGCATTACTACCACCACTACTACCTCCAGTCGCAGATACATTGGAAAACCCTGATGTAGCGGTGACTGAAGTACCATCAGTGTATGGTCTTCCATTTACTCTCAAAAGTCCTATCTCAAAGTATGGGTTCTTAAGAGTCAAGTTTCCTGAAGCTACGGTCGTTCCAGTAGTAGTCGCGGTTCCAGTAGAAGTAAAGTTTGGAGTTAATGACACTAAACCCTCTACACCAAAGTACACAGCCCCATATTGACCAGCTCCTGGAACAGCAGCGCTGTTAGTAGATATCGCATACAATAAAGATAAATCTGGCTGATACCCCATGTTTGCAGCCCAAAGTGAAAATCCTCCAGTACTATTCGAATATACTTTAGTAAACTGTAATAATGCTAAATTAGAGTCACCACCGTTCGCAGTAGGTAAATCATAAAAAACCTGTGTTGGTTCATTACCAGAAGAATAAACAGTTGCTACAAACCATGTGGTGTTAGTGCTTGTATCCCATGTTGTAGTATCAGTCAATGAATTATAGCCAACAGTATTTTTTTGTGTAGTAACTGGGTTTCTAACTTGATAAGAGCTAGTATAAGGCATTATACTTCCTGTGCTACCGCTACTACTGCCCAGTCAAAATAAGTTGAATTATATACACAACCTACCATCAATCGTTTTCCTGCAACTGTTTGTGATGGTAAGTTAACTCCGATTGGTCTAAAGAATCCTGTTGAACCCGATGCACCTGTCCAAAATATAGCTCTTTGAGTGCCGTTATCAGTTATCCTAAAGATTAACTTTTGTCCATTATTAGGAGCGCCAGCATCGTTAGCTATAGCTAATGTATTAGTTAGGGAGCTGATATCGTATAGATCAAAGTTAGTAGTGTTAGGAGTCAATACACCAGTTGAACCTGTTGCACCGGTATTAGTAAATGTACTAACCCTTGGTGTTATTACAGAACCAGTTGGTCCTGTAGCTCCAGTTGCACCTGTTGGACCAGTTGCACCAGTTGCACCGGAAGCTCCAGAAGCACCTGACGCACCAGAAGCTCCAGAAGCACCTGAGGC